TTCACAATCCAATCTTTTATTGAGGTGAATATTGGCGTTACAAAAGCTACTAGCCCGTTCCAGCATGATTGTAAGAAATTCTTAACAGCATTCCATACAGACATTGTTGCTGAACTGATTGTATCCCACACAGCAATGATCCAGGACTTGATTTTTTCAAAAATCGGCATAACAAACGCTACAAGTCCATTCCAACAGGAAACTAAGAAATTCTTAATTGTTTCCCATACAAAACTTGTAGTAGAACTAATGGTATTCCAACATTCAGAAATGAAATTCTTGATACTTTCAAATATTGGTGTGGCGAAATATAAAATAGCCGTCCAAATTGCTTGTAAGTATTGAGTAATAAAATCCCATACAGTTTGAATCACTGTGGAAATACCGTTCCAAATCATAGAGAAGAAATCAGCAATACCTTGTAAAATAGGAGTTAGAAAAGCAACTAATCCATTCCACGTCTCTTGAAAGAATGCTGAAATAGAAGTCCATATTTCTGTAAAGAAAGTCGCTATTCCCTGCAAAACTGAAGTTAAATATTCAACTATCCCATTCCAAATTTCCATACAGAAATTAAAAATGGATGTCCAAATACCAACGTACGTTTCTAGAATAGCGGTTCCCCAGGTTATAACAAACTCTACAATGCCATTCCATATACCTATTAAAAATTCCTTAATTGAGTTCCAAATTGCTGATGTAGATTCACTAATGCTATTCCACGCTTCACTTGCCCATTGCACAATCCCATCCCATATTCCTACTAAGAATTCTCCAATTGCATTCCAGGCATCAATGGTCCATTGTTTTATAGAATCCCAATTTTGATAAATTGCAATACCTAAAGCCACAACTGCGGCTACAACTATAGCAATTAACGCTACCCACCCCAGCATTGCAGCCCCTATACCTGATATGACGACAACTATTGGCGCTAAAGCCATAAATGCTCCTGCAATTACACCAATACCTACTGCAATAGCTGCCAAAGTAGCTGCTAGTTTTGGATTATTAGAAATCCAATCGGCTATTTTAGCAACAACATCAGCTATAACTCCAAGTACCGGTTGAAGAGCCATTTGTAAATCTTGCATTGCCTTTTGGAATTTCACTGCTGGACTTGCATCTATTTTAGAAGTAGCACCATGTAAATCCTCTACCCCTTTTTTTAAATCAACTTGTTTACCTTCTGCTTTCAAGATGGTGTCTATGATTTTCTTTCCTTGGTCTTCCCAAAGAGTACCGAACATCTTCGTGCCAAGTGCATTTCTGTCTGTTGCATTTTCAACACCAGCTAAGGCTTTGGTTGCTTCAAGCATAGCTTTTTGTCCATTTTCACCGCCACCAGCAATTGCCTGACCCCATTTTTCAAACTGATCTGCCGAAATCTTTGTTTTATCTAAAACCTCTTGCATAGACTTATCTACACCGGCCCCAAACTCAGCCATTTTGATACGTCCTTCTTTAACACCCGGTATGTTCAACAGGACTCGCAACATCCTGCCAGTTCTCTTATGAACTTCTATATATCACTATACAGACCAGACTATATCATCATCTTTTATATAAGATGCTCCCCATTTCGGATGTCATTAACTTACACCCTACGCTTTTCAGCTAGTCGTTGCACGTTCCTTTGTTAAAGGCTTCGCTCAGTATTGTCTCATTTGAGAGTTTCACTGAATTAAAGGAGTTTTCTATGAATGTCACCACTCATAGGGACAATTTTTCATCCAAAAGGTTATCGATATTCCAACTTTTAGTGTCGACTCCTGCAGACAGGATTCCTTGGACTTCTTTCGCTGAAAATCCAGCTTGAACCATCTGATCCCCATATTCAGCGATAATATCCAATTGTTCTGGTGGAAATCCTGTTTTTAATAATGTATTAACTAATCCCAATGCTTCCTCGTTAGTAATACCTAACGTTGCACCAATCTCATTGGTTTCTTGTATAAGTTCATTAAAATCAATTCCAGCGTAAGATGCTGCAATAGTCGCTGCCCCTTTAACCACAGCGGCATTTGTTTCATCAGAAGCATCCTTATTTAATGCCCATTGTCTGCGAACACCTTCTAATGCTTCTTCAGCGTCAATACCATAAGTACTAACGCCCCTAATAGCTTCTTCCACTGATTTTTTCGAAGACTCTGGAACATCAAATGTGATATCAATTTTTGTTTGTAGACTTGACATATCCATTGCTTTTTCAATAGCGGTTGCAATACCGCCACCAGCTGCCAATCCACCTATAACATTTTCTAATCCTATTTTTAATCCTTCAAACTTTTTCTCTGTTTTGCCAGCTTCCTGTTGTAAATCTCTTAGTTCGTTTCGTACTTGTTGAATCGAATTACCAGCATCTACGGATCGAAGCGCACGTTGTAACTTTTCAATATCGGCTTCTGTTCCTAATGCTTCTCGTCCGATAATTCCAATTGCTTGATCTAACTGCTTACTGGTAGCCGTTCCACTTCGAATTGCATTCACAAGACGATTTCCTAATGCCCCCGCAAAATCATCAACACTTTTCCCAGTAGCGCTAAACAATGTTTCTAATTGCCTTGTTGAACTTGCTACATTATCTTGCTCAGCCTTCATGTTTCCAAGCTTATTCTTCAGGCCATTAAGCGATCCTTCTGTAAATTCAATTTCACGCCTGAATGCGCGGTATTGTTCTTCGGAAATTTTTCCATTTTGAAATTGCGCTTGGACTTGTTGCTCCGCTGCCTTTAATTTATCTAACTTTTGTGTGGTGTTTTCAATTTGCTGAGTCAGTAACTGTTGCTTTTGAGCTAAAGCTTCAATATTACCTGGATCAAATTTTAATAATCGCTCAACATCTTTAAGCTCTTTGGTTAAATCATTACTACGCTTGTTAACATCTTTTAACGCATTTTGAAGTCCAGTGGTTTCACCACCAATTTCAATCGTAATCCCTTTAATTCTTCCTCCTGCCATCATCTCACCCCTTTCTTAGAACGAATCGAAGTCTTTTTGATTTGCTTTACGAGTTTTTTCTTTGTCTGGATTCTCCATTTCAGCAAATTCAGCAATATAATCAAAGCAATCACCGATTGTCATTACTTCTAAATCCCAACTCGTTAATTTCGCTTTATAACAAAGAGCAAGGAACAAATCAGTCGTGAATTCTTCATCACTGAAAGTCCCTTGCTCTTCATTACTTTTCTTTAGTTTTTTTTTGCTCCCATTGTACTTTGAATCATATCGTTAATCTCTGGAATGATTTCATAAATAGGAAACTCTTCAAATCCGTCTAACCATGTAATTGGATCTGGAAGATTCGGATCAGCCGTTTTAGCATATAACCAGACTAAATCATAAATAACTTCAAAATCTATTTTCTTTAAATCTACATTTGAGAGGTCAATAGAAGGCTGAGAACCATCTTGTGGTGTAAATGTACCAACGGCTCCTAAAGCCATCATATCAGCAAACAAATCACGTCTAAATTGCGCTTTGTAACGCTTAACCGTTGCTGCTGTACTTTTTAGTCGAACTTGCTTACCATCTATTACAATTGTTTTTTCCATCTAATTACGCTCCTTTTGGTGCTGTTGGTGTTTTCACATAGACCTTTTTGTACCAATTATCATGGATTGCCGGTGTAGTTTTAGAAGTTGTCTTTGTCTTAACCATCGGTCTACCACCAGTTGCTAGAATAATTGGGCTTGCGACGAATTTAAGCTCGTTTGTATTCGGTTCAGCTGAATTTGTTTTTGATTTTGATGAAATATTCGGGCGACTCGCTGAACAGTTATACATAACATGACGAGTTGCTTTCACATCACCATCAAACTCAAATAACAGCGCAAATGGTTTCCCTTTTGCATCAGCTAATTCATTTAATACACCATCTGTCTCATCTAATTGTTCACCTAACGCATCAATTGCAAATTGCTCCGGAAGGAGTGCAATATTTAACGTTCCTTCATAACCTTGGTTATTATCTGCTGAGTAATAAAGCATGTCATCGGCATAGAATTCAATTAAATCACCGCGTGGTTCATTTGTTAGTTCAACCGCACCAGGCAATGGAATCGGTGTTCCAAATGTAACTACCCCATCTTTTGTTTCATATGTTGCATAATGGACATTTTTCAATCCAAAACTTACTTTGTTCTCACTCATTTATAGCAACCTCGTTTCATAATTTTTTTGAAATAGGTTTTCAGTTTCAATAAAAACCTCATAGGATTCATAAGGAATCTCATAATTGTCTAGGATTTTTTCAAGATTTGCTTCAGCAACTAAATCTTTTTTATTTGTATAAAGCTCGATACTTAAGTTATTTATCTTGTGATATACCTTGTTATCAGCCATTAAATTCGCTGATCCGTCCACAAGAAAACAAATATAAGGTGGCGCTGGAACTGGAGTGGTTGGCGTTGCTGTGAAATGTGAATAAGCCACAGGATAACCTGTAGCATCAAGGATTTTCTTTAATTCACCTAATTTCATTGTTGAATCGCCCTTTCGACACGTTCAATTAGTTCATTTATTGCTTTTTCTTCTGCCGGAGCAATGTGAACCTTAGATGCTACACGGCCACCATTTGCTTTAGCATGTCCCTTTTCCAATAAATGTGTAAGTTGTGGTTTCAATGCATTATAAACAATGATTGCACTACCATCCTTCTTTTTCCGCCAACCTTTACCATACTTCCCTGTTTTCTTAGGACTTTTTTGTTTCAACTCATTCACAAGATCAGTTGCAACCTTTTCTTTAGCATCTTCTATATCTTCTTCTACTAGGTTAGCGTATCTTTGCAATTCCCTAGCAATATCACTTGCAAGTGTATCAATATTAGACACCTGCTTTCACCTCACAATAAAGTTCAATCTTCTCATCGTCTCTTTCATATGTGCGGTAAATGCTATATTCTTTATCTCGATACTTCACTTTTCGTTCATCTTGGTAATCCCAGACATGAACAATCAATATATGACTA